AAACGGATATTGATGCGGTGGCTAATGCTATCAAATATGCCAAACTGTATCGCTATATCAAAAAGCCGTGGGACACCGAAGACCTTATTTTGACCGTGAGAGAAGCGATTAAAAGCTATTTTAAAGATAAGCAACTGGCGGAAAAAAATCAGGAGTTGGAAAGAAAGGTAACCACTTTCCATCAATTTGTGCCGGTTCAATTTCTAAAACTCTTAAATATTCAAGAATATGACTCTATCAAGTTGGGTTTGTGTGTTGAAAAAACCATGACCGTTATGTTTTCCGATATTCGAGAATTTACTCTCATTTCGGAAAAAATGACACCACAAGAAAATTTCAATTTTATCAATAGTTATTTAACCCAAATGGAACCTATTATTGATAAATATAATGGGTTTATTGATAAATACATTGGTGACGCGGTTATGGCATTGTTTCCCACTGGTGCTGACGATGCGGTGCAGGCGGCGATTGCCATGCTGAAACAACTGGTTAACTATAATCAAGGCCGGCAATGCGCCAGCTATCCGCCCATTCAAATTGGCATTGGACTCCATACGGGGCCACTGATGCTTGGCACCGTTGGAGGGCACAATCGTATGGATGGCACGGTGATTTCGGATGCGGTTAATTTAGCTTCACGGGTTGAAGGTTTAACCAAAACTTATGGGGCCTCCTTGTTAATCACCGAGCAAACTTATCAGCAATTGCGAGACGTTTCGCAATATAACATTCGGGTGATTGACTCTGTGAATGTCAAAGGAAAAACGGAATCGGTAACGGTTTATGAAGTTTTTGATGCAGATTCGGAATTGAAGCTCAAACGGAAATCAGAAACCTTACCCGAGTTTGAACAAGGTTTCTTATGTTTTCATCAGGAAAAATTTGATAAAGCCATTGTTTTTTTTGAGAAAGTCCTAGCAGTGAATGAAACTGATTTTGCAGCGCAAATTTACTTAAATCACTGCCAGAAGATATTAAGCAGAGTGCCACAAACACCGCGCATCCTCATTGTTGATGATACGCCTTTCAGTGCAGTCGTCTTGTCCCATTTATTGACCAATAACAACTTTGAAGTCTCAACGGTGCAAAGTGGCGAAAATGCCCTTAACATGGTTAAACATAACCGTCCACATTTAATTTTATTAGATGTGATGATGCCGGGGGGTATAGATGGTTATGAAACGTGTCGGCGTTTAAAAGCGGAGCCACAAACCCGTGATATTCCTATTATTCTTATGAGCAGCCTGACGGATACCGTCGATAAAGTCAAAGGTTTTAAAGCCGGGGCGGTTGATTACGTCACTAAACCCTTTCAATACGAAGAAATATTAGCACGGATTAAAACGCATTTAAACGAGGTTTATAGGGCTGCTAATGTCAAGTGAAAAAACTCATTTGGAACTCAAAGCTAAAATTATGATAAACCTCCAAGTAAGGCATACTTGGAGGTTTGTGCTAGGTATTTTATGAACAAATAGAGGTACATAATTCGTTTGTAGTAGTTGCAAAAGCCACTTCTTTCAAGGCAGCGATAAAAAGGCGATGAATCGCCTACTACAAACAAAACTAACGGCTGGAAAGACTCCAAGGTGCATTGTCTAGCACATAATTTCTTACTCACCTTTAACCATTCTTATCCATTTTGTCTAAGAAATTTGGTGAAGAAAAAATGTCAATCAAAAAAAGCTTAACATTCTGTTTAATAAACATCTAAAATAAAGAAGTTTATTTTTGATGACTGAAAAAAAATTGGAACAACAAAATGAAAAAAGCTAAAAAAGTCACTCGAATTGCGTACAGCGATGACCTCAACCAAGCCAAATATGACGCGCTAAATGAAATCGCTTCACTATGCGGTTCGATCCGCACAGAAGTGTGGCGCAATTATGGCTCGATTGGTGGACTTGGTGCCAAGTTTCGTCCGGTACGTGATGGCTGGATTGCTGATGAACATGTCAAGAATTTACCGCAACGAATATGGCGAGCCACGTTATCTGATAGTCTGGATAACATAAAAGCCAACCGCGAAGCCGCCAAAGAAAAAGTCGCTCGTCATATTTTTAGAAATATTGATGATAAGGATAAGCGTAAAGAGTTATTAAAAAAATTAAAAAAGGATTCTGTTTGGATTAATGACTCGTATTTGCGCCGATTAATGCGTCAGTATTGGAAACAGGGTAAAAATCACACTTTTAATCAAATTGTCTTGGAACCTGGCAGTTATAAGTGTTTTTCGCATAATGGAAAAAATTATATTGAAGTCATTAGCTTAAAAAGATGTAAGCGCATTGCCATTCCTGTCGGAACCAATTATTCCATAACTGGACAAATTAGGTTAATTTTGCGTGACGGCAAAGTTGAAATTCATTACACAATAGACAACACTGATGACCGTGCTTGTGGTTCCAAAGAAATTGGTATTGATAAGGGGTACACCGAAGCGTTTGTAGACTCTGATGGCGATTTTCATGGCGAAAAATTAGGTGAAACTCTTTCAAAAGAATCTGATTATCTAAAGAAAAAATACCAAAGACGCAATAAGATTAAGGCTGTTTTGGGTAAGGTTGAGCAAAAGAATCCCAAAAAAGCCAAAAGGATTCGAAAACACAACTTGGGTAGAAAAAAGCTTAACCGGCGCAAACAGAGACATACTGCCGCAGTTAAAACGATTGTATTTACCGCAGTTAATGAAGTTGTTGATAAGGCAAAGATTATTGTTTGTGAGGACTTAACAAAAACATTTCAGTCAAAAAGTTATGGAAAGAATGCCAATCGTAGATTAAGCGGTTGGGTCAAAGGTTTGATGGCTTCGGCCATTGATATAGTGGCATCCCGAAGAGGTTCTAGGGTTGTTCAAGTCAATGCGGCATATACCTCTCAAATTTGTTCAAAGTGCGGTTGTCTCGGCAAACGTACTGGGGACAAGTTTCACTGTGCCTCCGGGTGCGGGGCGGTTATGATCGCTCCCTTGAACGCAGCGGTCAATGTGAAAGCGAGGTTAGATGATAAGGAACTTCATCGATGGCTTCCCTTCGCAAAGGTGAAGCAAATTTTGCTAGAACGTTGTCGCCGATCGGATGAGACAGCCCATCCAGTGGTCTAGTTGCAGCTTCGGCTATCAACAGACAGTGAATTATCATGGAAACTTTGATCGTGCTTCGGCATGTGATCCGGGATGAGTAAGAAAATAGAAGCTGTGATGAAAACAAAATGATGAATCGACCAGTCATTCTATGTATTGATGATGAGCGAACGATACTTGATGTTCTGAAAATAGAGCTCAAGCGAGCATTCAGAAGGCAGTATATCGTTGAAACGGTTCAAGGCGGTGAAGAGGCACTCGAATTAGTTGAGGAATTGTTGGAAGATAACTATGAATTGCCTCTAGTTATTTGTGACTACATGATGCATGATATTAAAGGTGATGAACTGTTAAAACGCATTCATCTGATTTCGCCAAACACTCTCAAGGTGATGTTGACTGGGCAAACGGATATTGATGCGGTGGCTAATGCTATCAAATATGCCAAACTGTATCGCTATATCAAAAAGCCGTGGGACACCGAAGACCTTATTTTGACCGTGAGAGAAGCG